ATAATTACAACAGGTGATGCTGGTGACGCTTTATTTGAATTATTTCCTGATAGTGGAGCAGCTTCTAAGAAAATTGGTTTCGCTGGTATTATCACTAATGCTACTTATGGAGCAACTCTTGGAGAAATACAGGAAGTAAATATTACTTTTGAAACAAACGGAACTATTACTTCCGCTATTTAATTAATTTACCAACCCCAAAATTATGGCATCTAAAAGAACAATTGACCTTCTTACAGAATCTTATAAGGAGGAAATGACCACTAGAAGAAAATACGAGTGGAAAAATTCTAAGGGTGATGTTATTGAAACTTTATATTTTAAACCTTTAACTAGATACGATAGAAAGAAGGCTCAAGCTGCTGCTGGAACAGAAGAAGCATTAACAATGACTACTCATGTTCTTTGTCAAATGGCAGAGTTGGAAGATGGTAGCAAAGCTTTCAATATGGCAGATGCCGCAGAATTGCACAGATTTATTCCAGAGAATGTTTTAAATGAGATTGAATTATTTTTATTTGATATAAAGCTTGATATAAATAC